ACAACAGTAAGAGTACCAGCTACATTAATATCCCCAGAAAGATACACTGATCCAGCAGAAACAGTAGACGATGCAACAAGAGATGAAGTAACAGTTGCATAATTTCCGAAACTTGCATTAATTGTACCTGCAGTCATATTTGACACTAAAATATTTGTTCCTGACATATTTGTATTTACTAAATGAGAAACAAATGCATTAGTTGAAGTCATATTTGTATTCAAGAAATTACTATTAGTTTCATTAGTTGAAGCGATGTTTGTAATAATTGCATTCGTTGAAGTAATGTTTGTATTCAATAAATGAGATACAACTGCATTAGTTGAAGTCATATTTGTATTTAAGAAATTGCTATTAGTCTCATTAGTGGAAGCAACATTGGTAATAATTGCATTAGTTGAAGTAATATTAGTATTCAATAAATGCGATACAACTGCGTTAGTTGAAGTCATATTTGTATTTAATAAATTACTATTTGTTTGATTAGTAGAATCAACATTAGTAATAATTGCATTAGTTGAAGTAATATTTGTATTCAATAAATGAGATACTACTGCATTAGTTGAAGTTACATTTGTATTTAGTAAATTTGTATTAGTTTGATTAGTAGAATCAACATTGGTAATAATTGCATTAGTTGATGTCATATTGGTATTTAATAAATGAGATACTACTGCATTGGTTGAAGTAACATTTGTATTTACTAAATTAGTATTCGTTTGATTAGTTGAAGCTATATTTGTAATAATTGCATTACTTGAAGTTACATTTGTATTTACTAAATTAGTGTTAGTTTGGTTAGTAGAATCAATATTAGTAATAATTGCATTAGTTGAAGTTACATTTGTATTTACTAAATTAGTATTCGTTTGGTTAGTTGAAGATATGTTAGTAATAATTCCATTAGTTGAACTAATGTTTGTATTTAGTAAATGAGATACAACTGCATTAGTTGAAGTTACATTTGTATTTACTAAATTAGTGTTAGTTTGGTTAGTAGAATCTATATTTGTAATAATAGCATTAGTTGAACTAACATTTGTATTTAATAAATTCGTGTTAGTTTGGTTAGTTGATGCAACATTAGTAATAATTGCATTCGTTGAAGTAATATTTGTGTTTAGTAAATGAGAAACCACAGCATTAGTTGAAGTAACGTTTGTATTTAATAAATTAGTATTAGTTTGGTTAGTTGAAGAAACATTAGTAATAATTGCATTAGTTGAAGTAATGTTTGTGTTTAATAAATGTGATACAACTGCATTAGTTGAAGTCATATTTGTATTTAAGAAATTAGTATTAGTTTGATTAGTAGATGAAAGATCAACAATTACTGCACTAGATGAACTCATATTTGTATTTATAAAATCAGTATTACGCAAAGTTCCAATTGAACTTGTAGTAATTAATGCATTAGTAATAACAACTCCACCAGAAGTAAATGCTGTATTTACTATATTACCAATTGTTGTATTACTTAAATTAGAATTTGTTCCTAACAAATTTGATACTGTAATATTTGTTGCAGTTAAATCATTTACTGCAAATGATCCAGCTGTCAATGATCCTGAAATAATAGTATTTCCAGCTACGTGTAAATTATTTCCAATCCCTACACCACCAGTTACAATCAATGCACCAGATGATGCATCCGAACTTACACTAGTATTTGTCATATTAGTTACACCGCTAAGATTAAAACCACCCTTAACACCTAATCCACCATATAAAACTAATGATCCCGTTGTTGCATTAGCTGATACTGTAGAATCTAAAACTACAATAGATTGATTATAAAAAAGACTTGCCATTTATTTTATAATATATCATTAGAAAATAATTAAACACATTTTCGCGTTTAATTATTTAAAAATTCTTTTTAAATACAAAATATATCCTTATATTATTTTTATTAATTATTATTTGATAAAATATATTTCACACTATCACGTTTCATTATTCTTTTTAACCACTTGTAAACATTTGGTCTAGATTTATACATATCTTTATACCCAACTCTTAACATATAATTTGTATATGGTATATGTGATATATCCGCTATACTAAAAGTATCACCACCAATATACGCAACCCTTTTTAAACGATCTTCATATATATCTAATACCTTTTCTAAATCTTTTAATAATTTATCTACCACTTCTTCGTCAGATTTTTCATCTTTATTATATAACTTTTTAAAAACCCTTTCATAAATTATTTTACTCACTAACGGATTATAATTCTGCCCCTCACATTCTAACCACACATCAACCTCTATATCTCCTAATAAATCTTCTATTTCAACATTGTTTTTAGCAATATATCTTAAAATAGATCTCGATTCAAATAAACTCCTTGAACCATATTTTACAGCTGGAACCTTTCCAAACGGATTTAATTCTAAAAACTCGTCACTATTATTCTCATTTTTTGCTAAATCTACTCTCTTCAAATCATATTTCAAATTTAACTCTTCTAATAAAATTAAAATTTTCTGAGTACACATCGAATTAGGATCTCCATAAACTTCTAATTGAACCATATTATAATTTATATATACAGATTAATAATTTTTTTCTAACGTACCAATATCTAAAAAATCCAAATTTAATCCTATAACATCCTCTAATATATCATTTTTATATTCCTTAACAATTATTTCATTCTCTTTATCATCATTTAATACATCTTTTACAGATACACTCAATATCCCATCCACATTAATTGTAAACGTTACAGCTATACGCATATTACCCCTATCTATTCTATTACAACTTACATTTAACTCTTGTAAAAATATATTATCTTTTACATATTGATTATCACCTTGATATATTTCTACTGTTAATGCATTTACACTTTCACTATTAGTAAATATTTGTGTCCTACTCACTGGAATAGGTGTATTCTTAGAAATTATTATTGACATCTTATTATCATATGTCTTTACACCTAAACTCATTGGTGTTACATCCATTAAAACTAAATCATATTCATCCGACCTATCAAAATCACTTAATAAAAAACCCTGTATACCTGCACCAATTCCAACAATAACATGCGGATCTACTTTATTATTTATCTTTACATTTTCCCCAAATATTTCCTTACATATATCTACAAACTTTGGTATTCTAGTTGTACCCCCCACAAAAATAATTTCATCTATCTCTATTAACTTATCATTTGTAACCTTTATCATATCCATCTTTATTTTATCAAACACACTTTCATTTATATAATAAAATTTAGAACGTGATATTACCATTGAAAAATCACATCCATCTACAACATTTTCTATAAATATTAATTCCCTTTCATTAAAACTTAATCTCTTTTTTAAATTATCACATATATTCCATATTTTTAACTTTTTTCTTTCATTCGGATATTCTTTATATTTCAAATAAATCTCATTTAATACATAATTATACAAATTATCCGTTAAATTATTACCACCTAAATCGTTGTCACCATAAATATTAACAACTTCAAATAAATTCTCACCAAAATCAGCATTAATAATACTATAATCCGTCGTACCACCACCACTATCTATTACTAATATATTATTTGTTCTCACACTTTTATTTAAACTTTGCCAACAATATGCCAATATAGCTGACGTCGGTTCATTTATTATACGAATTACATTTAAATCTGCCAATTCACTACACTCCCTTATTATTTTCCTTTGTATATCCGAAAAATACGCCGGTACTGTTATTACAATATCCTTAACTACTCTATTAGTAAAATTCTCTGATATATTTTTTAAATATTTCAAATACAAAACCACAATTTCATCAATTGTAAATAATTTTGACGTATTATTATACATTATTTCTATATTTTTTTCTTTAGATCCTATTAAACCTTTTATATTCTTAATTACAGTAAAATCATCGTTTGATATTAAATCATACGCAGAATTAGAATAAAGTATCTCATCTAAATACTTATTAAATGCTATACACGTAGGATATATCTCATTTCCATATTCATTTATAATTATCTTTGATCGTTCCCCATCAAAATATGAACAACAACTATTTGACGTCCCAAAATCCACACCTAATATCATTTAATTATTTAAATTCTTTATTTTTTAAATTTAAATAATTAAATTACCTTTATTTTTCTTTTAAATATAACCATTTTTTTAATATGTTAGAAATATCTGAAATAACAAACGGTTTACTAATAAAGTCGTCCATTCCTGCTGATATACAATGATCCTTTACACCTAACATTACATTTGCTGATAGTGCAATTATTGGACAACTTACGCCCATTTTACGAAGTTCTTTGGTACAATCATAACCATTCATCATAGGCATATGTATATCCATTAGAATAATGTCTGGTCTAACATTTTGTAATCCTTGTACAGCAAGCAATCCATTTGAAAATAATAACACAGATTCATATCCAAGTTTTTTCAATATTTTTTCTAATAGAAATTGATTGGGCATGTTGTCTTCAACAATAACAATCAATACTTGTTTTACTAATGTGTTTTTTAATATCAAATTATTTAACCGTTTAATTGGTAATGAAAATGTTATAGTAGTTCCTTGATTTAGAATAGAAGACATTTTTATTGTGCCACCTAGTAAATCAGTAAGTTTTTTACAAATCGACAAACCAAGACCTGTACCACCATATATTTTAGTAGTAGAAGAATCAGCTTGACTAAAAGGAATAAATAATTTTTTTTGATCTTCTTCAGAAATACCAATACCTGTATCTTTAACTTCAAAAATAATCATTTCTGAATTATTAATTAATTTAACTTTTATCAGTAAGGATACACTTCCTTTATGTGTAAATTTAATCGCGTTATTTAACAAATTTGATATAATTTGATTTAATTTAACACTATCAGTATAGATATGAAGAGGAACATTGGGTTCAACAATTATATTGAATTCTATATTTTTCTTTATAGCAATAGGCTTAATTGTATTATTAATATAATTTATAAATTCTTCAAGATTTGATGTTTCCAAATTAATTGTTTCTTTTTGAGACTCGATACGTGCAAAATCTAAAATATTGTTGATAAGACTCAAAAGAATCCCGCAGCTATTAGAAATAACTTTAACATATTCTTCTTGTTCAAGTGTAAGAGTTGTCGTTTCAAGAAGCGATGTCATACCAACTATACCATTAATAGGCGTTCGAATTTCGTGACTCATATTTGCTAAAAAAATAGATTTCAATTCAGACGATTTTTCAGCGAGTTTCTTTGCTTCGTTTAGTTCACGTTCACTATTAATTGTCTTGGTTATATCTTGTCCAATTCCAATTATATAATCATCTTCACCAATTGTAATATATTTTCCACATGAATATACATATTGAATAGCTGAAGAGGTTCTTAATCTTATTATTAAATCAAATTGTTCTTTTGTACGAATACAATTTTCTGTTTTATTTAATATTAGTTGTTTATCTTCTTCCAAACATGAATCTAAAAAACTACTAAATGTTACCTCTTCTGTAACCCCAATATTATGTATATGTTTTAGACCATCAGTCCAAAATAAATCTTTGGTTTTAACATTTAACTTCCAAGAACCCAATTGTGCAAGTTTTTCAGCTTCTTCAAATAATAAATTTTTTTCATATAATTGTGCGTATATTAATATTTCTTTTGTAATATCATTTGCAGTTGCGTAAATAATACCATTATACGAATACGCCATCCAACGTAATGATTTATATTCACCACTTTTAGACTTGTATCTATTTACAAAATCAGAAACATATTTTTCATTTTTTAGGTATTTGAAAGTTTCAACTGTAGCTTGTTTGTCATTTGGATGAACAAATTCAAGAAAAGGAACTTGTTTTAATTCCATTTCTGTATATCCAAGTACTTTGGTAAAAGCCTCGTTTGTTTTTACAAAATATCCATCTGTATTAGCGATACAAAACATTTCGACAGATACATCGAAAAACATTTTGTATTCCAAGTTTTCAATTTTATTTAATTCATTCACAACTTCTGATATAAAAACCAAAATATATTCTGTAGACTGTATTTTAATAACATCTAATGTTATTTCTATAGGAATTAAATTACCTGTAAAAGTCATAATAGAAACTGATCTTGATTTCCCCATCAAACGTGAACGTTTTTTATCTATATTAAAATTTTTTAAGTAGCTTTGATGATGATTTTGAAAATGTTGTGGTATCAATTTTGAAATGTTATCACCAATTAGTAAATATTTTTTGTATCCAAGTAGTTTTACTAAATTATTATTACACTCTATTATTACCCCATCACGATTTACTAACAATACTGATGTAGAAATATATTCAAAGTAATTATTAAAAAGCTTTTTTATGCTTTTTTTTGTTTTATAATTTCTAGATACTGCATTACCCATATATAAATATTTATAAAAAAAAAAATATTTTATTAAAATAAATGAATTAAAACTTTATTTTATATATTGTATATAAAATGAATTATTACTATGAATACAATGAATACTTGAAATACGAAGACATTATTAAACAAAAAAATAATAAAAGTAAATAAACTTTCTTACCATATACATAACCACAATTATTTAAATAATAATTTACATTACTTAAATTAGATATCTTTTCATTATCTATTACAAAGATGTCATCTTTATTTGTTTTAGCTACTATATATTCTTTATTTTTATAATTGACAATTGTGTAATTATTTTTCATTTTATGATATTAAAAATAATTATATTTCAATTTATTGTTATAAATGTTTAAATTTAATTGCTATAAGCAAGGCCTCCCATACCGGCCATAACACGTAGAACGTTGTAGTTAACAGCGTATACGTGTAAGCTTCCAGCACCTGATAAAGTAAGCTGGAGAGTGGCATTGTCAATTCGGGACATATTAACCGTCCCGCTTGGTTGATGAGCTTCTGGATTCAAAGCAAATGAATACACGTAAATTCCAACAGATGGAATACGAGTATGATGTTGATAAGGCTGTACTAAATTGAAGTATGATCCTGGACGAGTAGAGAATCTATCTTGACCATTAAGTTGGAGTTTAGCATCAATAACAGTATCTCCACCAGCACCAGATGTATTATTATCAAAATCTGATGGTTGACCTCCAATATCATGAACCCATACAAGTTCCTTACAAGGATGGTTAAGAGCAAGTTTGCTCTTATAAGCTCCAGCACCACTAACAGTTTCAGCTCCAGTAAACTGCAACTGTTCAATAAGATATTCATGTTGAACCTGTGCGAATTGACGACGTTCATCAGTATCAAGATAAATGTAATCAACATATAATGATGCACCTAAAGGATCAGATGCAACAGGTGATGTACCTCTTGTTAAATGAGAGAAAGCTGCAAATTGAATATTGAATTTCACTTCATGATATTGGAGTGCGATTAATGGCACGTACCTGTTTGTAAAACAGGGTTGACATAATAGTCAACATACCCTACCTTTCGGTATATTTAAATTTGGGACTAGACTATATCTTAAAAAAGGCTACTATACCTTTTCCAAATCCATTTAGTCGTTGAACCTTCTTCCTTTAATATCATAATATTTTCAATTAATTAGGAAGCTTGGATGCGGATTGTCCATTATTATCTGAGAGATTTTTACCATACCTAAGTTTTTGTCTTAGCCAGTTTAAACTTTCGTTTAAACCTTGGTACTCTATTGAATTTAATTTTTGTAATTGTATAAACCTATGTATACTTATAAAAGAATTAAAATATTCATATAATCGAATTTTATTACCTTTACTAAAATTATCTCTATGAGGTTGTAAATTCTTCCAATTAAATACTATATTTTGTTCATTTTCACTTGTTAAATTAAATAACGAAATTGGTAAAATATGATCTATAGTCCATAATTTTCCATAATTATTCCAATTCATATCTTTATCAAATTGAAATTCCAACCATTTTCGTAATATATCTACATTACAACCTAGATAATCTATACTTTTTCTTGATTTATTTATCTTAGTTAAAACTTTCCAAATTCTTACTCTATGTATCTTCATAATTTTATATTGGATATCATTTTTATTACGTTCTCTTCTTTTTTTGTTATAAACATCTTTATAATATTTGTTCATTATATTTTTCTTACAATCTTTACAAATAGTTCTATATCCAGTATTAGAATCATTTCTTATTGGGAATTCTTCTAATTTCTTTATTATTTTACAATTTTTACAAATAATATTTCCATTTTGAATTGGATTTTCTCTTTTTTTTACAGAACCATTTTGTATTCTTTGTTTATATAATTTAACATATTTAAATCGACATTCTTTACAAGTATTTCGATATTTTAATGTATCTTTACGTAATTCAAATTCGTTATTAGTTTTTTCTTTTTCACAAGTTATACATTTCATATTATACATATTCTTTTAATATAATTCAATTTTTACAGCTTTAGGATTTTCCCGCAATTTGAATTTGTCGCAAATAAATATAAATGGATAAAAACAATGGTGGTTGTTAAAGATTTACATATTATATTTATTTACTAGCAAGTATATTTCTACACTTACTTTTTTGCCCAACTTTTTCAGGCAAGCCCTGGGTTCTTGCAAAACCAAAATTGTAAAGGAACATACAAAGTAGTTGCATCAACAGTTGCTGCAGCAGTAGTACGTTCTGCATCATTACCGATCATAACATTATACCCAGCTTCCTTTTCAGCAGTCTGAGTTAATTCATTCCAAATTTGAAGCCAAGTACCATAATGTTGATCAATAGTCTGACCTCCAATTTCAATGGTAACATTGTCAATCAAATGATGTCCAACATGATTAACCCAATAAACATTAGTACCAGTCAATTCTGGCAGATCCACTTGGAGATAAACTTTGTGAATCAAATCACCATTTCTTGAAACAGTGCAAGACACTTTACGACCGAAATCAACGCTTCCGTTGAAAGTTTGCTCGATTGACTCGATTGCAATACTAAATTCCCCACTATTTCTAGTGGTTTAAATATAAATATCTAAATTTTAGTGGACTATACCTTAAGCAAATGTTTTATACATTTACCGACAAACTTCTAGTCTCTGAACCTCTCTCTAAATATTTTTTAGCTAAATTTAATTTTTCTTCCATTGATATTTTCATATTTGTCCATTTTTTATTTTTTAAAGTTGGATGATGTTTTACTTCAAACCCAACATATTTTTCTGAACTTACCTGACGAATATATCTAGGAAGATTTTCATATAATTGAAATTGTTTTTGTATTTTTTGATTTTCAACATTATCTGTATCATTTAAATAATTTATTGCTCTCTTTAAATTTTCTTCAAGCGAAATTGTTTTCATAGTAAATTGTTTTTGTTTTAAAGTAGGATGATGTCTAACTTCATACCCTATTTTATTTTTACTTTTAACCATATAAATATATTTTGGTAATTCATTATGTTTTCTTCGGGGTGGTAAATTTCCCTTTTCTTTATTTAATTGATGTGATTTAGACATATTTTTTTTATGTGTTTCGTCTAAAGGCTTACCAATTAAAGCATCTTTAATTTTAGAAATAGTTTCTTCTGTATGATGTTTACCCCACATTGGATTTTTTTCTCCACAATATTTTCCTTTTTTAGATTCACTAAGTTTCTGTTTTGTTATTTCTGCTAAAGGAGAATTTTTACCACCTTTCATAATATTCATACCATTCGGTGTTTGTGCGTTATACTGTCTTATAAATTTTATTTCCCAATAATTTGCCATTTCAGTTTTACATATAAATATGGGTTTTACCATAAAATTATGAGCACCATATTTTTGAATATTATTCATTAAACATCTAGAACCACGTCCTTGAACATTTTTTTTTGCATAATCACAATGATTTTTCCATCTAAATTCAATACCGGCTTTTTTAAGTCTGTTTTGATTATTATAAAAACATGCTACTTGTCCAATATATCTTTTACCAGTTATTTTATTTATTACCATGTAAATTTCACTTTTTCCTATCAAAGGATTTTCTTTAACCATTTTATTAATATTTAAAAAAACAATTATTTTTCAATTATTTTAGCTATTTTTAGAGGTTGGCTGCGGATCACCCATTTCAAACAAAATTTTTAATTTGTTTTCATATTACACGTTTTTACTATTGGATTCGGGCATTAACCGAGTTCTTTTATTAGTCACCTAATAAAATGAGTAGTGTAATCTTTAGGGAGTTCCCGCAATTTGAATGTCTTGCAAAATAAATAAGATATGGATAAAAACAAGATGGTGATCTAACATATCTAATTTATTTTACTAGCAGCTAAGAACCTTTTCAGTGCTGCTCTTCTAACCCTGCGTTTGAGTTAGTATGACGTCTATAGACGACTTTAAAGAATGTAATCTGCTTTTATACCCCACCTTTCAGTGTATTTAATTCCTGTATATAACAGGAAGGGAATAGACTATATCTTAAGCAAATTCATAAGAATTCACCCATTACCGTTTAGTCGTTGAACTGAGGCCATAGAATTAAAATTCCTTAGGCTTTGGCTGCGTGTTTGTCCATTTCAAAAATCTATAAGATTTTATCATATATTGCCTTATTACTATACCCCAGTTTAATTCTGGGCCAGTAAACTCTTTCGAATTTACTTTAGTAGCAAATAATTTTCTACTATTTTCTTATGATTATTTATTAAATCAATGTCTAATTTATCATTTTTACTCAAATTTAAAACTTTTTCAATTGGTCTTACATTTTTCCAATTAAAACATTTTTTTACTTGATTATCATCTAACAAATTAAAAGATGCACATGGTTTTACATGGTCTATATGCCAATATTCTCCATGATTATTCCAATTCATATTTTCATTAAATTGAAACTCTAACCAATTTTTATAAAATTCAATAGAACAACCTATTACATTTAATGTTGAATCTTTTTTATTATTATCTTTACTTTTTAATGCTGAATAAATCCTCGACTGTATATTTGAATATATTTTGAATTCGAAATCATTTTGCCTTCTGTTTCTAATATAAATAGAATGCTTCTGATTTTTAATTTCCTTATTATGTTCATACCAGTCTCTACTTCTTTCACAACATTTTTCTTGATTATTATAATAATATTCTTTCTTAGATTCAATCACTTTTTCGTAATTTTTTGTTCTATACATTTTACGTAATTGTTTTACACATTCTTTACAATTTGTTCTATAATTATTAGAATCTTTTCTGAAATAAAATTCAGATAAATCCTTATTAACTTGACATTTTTTACATATCATTTATATAAATACCCATAAAAAAACATTTAAAAATCATTTTTTAATATCTTTAGGAGGTTACCGCATTTTGATAATGTCGCAAATCTAACTTCTAATTAGATTCACTAGTAGTATTATTATTAATCAATGAATAAAATATATTACAATGATTAATATAGGAATAAACAGATTTTTCTATAACATATCCTAATAGTTATAGCTGACTACTTTTTTTCCCCATTTTATTAAGGATTACCAGTAAGGTAAATATCTTGCTTTTGATATTATATATCATTAGCCCTAATATCTCTATTAGGAATAGAGTACACCTTAAGAATTTTCAGATATGGCTAGTATCATCATTAAATCCCAACTTCCGTCTACTCGTTGAACCTTCATCTCATATCTACCTAAATTGAATTTAAATACTTTATAGCTAATTGTAATTTTTCCTCCATAGAAATATTTTTACTTAGAAATGATCTTTCTTTTAAAATTGGATGATGACTTATTCTATAACCTTCCTTACCCGTTGAATCTCTATAATATCGAAGATATTTTGGTAAATTTAAATCTTCTGGACGACGCCTTTCGCGTTTATCCAAAACTTTTCCTAAATTTTTACCTATCATACTTTTTCTTCGTAATTCTTTTGTTTCATTAGATTGTCTAGATAATGTCTTTCCAGATATTAAATTATAACCATTTGGAGTCATAGTGTTTAATTGTTCAATATAAAAATTTTCATAATAATCTAAATCTTCTATTTCACATTCTATTATTAATTCAATAGTAAAATTTTCAGGATTATATTTACGAATAGCATTATTCAATAATCTACAATTATCTTTACCATTTGTAGTGTCTCTAATATGCTGTTTCCATCTATTTAAATACCCCCATTTTTTACTATTTGATAATAATTTAACACACTGACCCACATATTTTTTATTTGAAGGACTTGTTAAACAATAAATTTCACCTTTATTCATATACGTGTTAATAAAATATTTTTTTTCAATTTTTAATACAAGATGCTTGGCTGCGGATTGTCTAATCTTTAACGTTTTTACTATTCCTCAGGTCATTATCCTTTGGTATTGTTAAGTATTTCTACAAAACAAGTAGTAGTTAAAGCTCTAAAGAGGTCCCCGCAATTTGAAAGTTTCGCAAAAATAAAAATTATTTTCACTAGCAAGACTGTTTATCTGATAAGTTATATCAGCAGCTTACTTTTTGAGCCCAAAATATTTAAGCACCATCGGTTAATCTTATTTATCTCTAAATAAGCCGGACTATATCTTAAGTAAATAATATAATTATTTACCCATCTCCATTTAGTCTCTGAACCTTCTTCAATCAATGATTTTTCTAATTTTATTACTCAAGTATCTAGATACTTGAGACGGACTAATATTAAACATTTTAGCTATTTCAGCTTGAGTTAATCCTTTTCCTTTTAAAGATATTATAAAATAAATCATTTTTTTGAAGAATGGCTGCGGATTGTCCAATCTTTAACGTTTTTACCATTGTGTACGGTCATTACCCGTGTTCTTTTATTTTGTTACCAAAATAAAATGGTAGTTAAAGCTTAAGGAGTTTCCCGCAATTTGAAGATGTCGCAAATTAATTAATAACTAATTAATTTACTAGCCAGTTATATAAATAGAATATAATTTTCCATTTCCGTATTTTTATACTATTTTCCTTTATAAGTAAATACAGAACTGATAAAGTAGCTGACTATTTCGCTCTATAGTGTTAAAGCGACTAATTGCATGAGACCACCACCCATTTTTTGTTTGTTTTTATAATATACTAAAAGAAAAAAAATTTATTAAATTAACTTAATAAAACACATCAAAAATAACCAACTTTTTATACAATATAATCAAACCATTATTATATAAAAAATTTATAAAAAAAAGTAAAATGTAACCATAATTAAATCTTCTTTTAAATTTAATTCTATCTTTTTCTCAATTATCTCATTATAATTTATTCTATATAAAAATATAATATCATTAGGATTACTAAGATTTGACATATCATCATTTTTCACTATTTGTCTATTATTTACTTTACTCTTTAATAAAAACTTTTCTA